CACACACGCCGCGCGCGATCTTTCACCGGGGTCTTCTTGATGAACCACTTCATCTTGAACAGAACTCGCTCGATGGCCGCGAAGATTGGTCCGACTGCGCATTTAAATTCGTCGCTTCTCGAATTAATGCCCCGTAAATGTTTGTAAGCAGCATAAGACTCAGCTTTACTAAACGATTTCGAAGCCTTCTGTCGCGCAGTGAACGGCGCGACGAATGCAGACCAGACCCGTCTTAACTCTTCTTTACGTCGCAAACTATACTTGGTTTGTGCTAACCAGGTTTCAAAGCTAACGTCCTCTTCCACGCCTAGTGGTACGAGATTTTTATCGAGCCATCTTTTGACAAACCGTGTCAGCTCGATCCTTAGCCCGCGGTCGGCGGGCGGGTGTTTAAACGCAACTCGTTTTAACACGCCAGCAGCATTGGATGCCGTGTCTGTCAAATCAGGAAACGGCATTTTGAACCCGAGAACGTGGCAACCCAGTGACGTACACATGGGGGGGCGTCGATTTCGGTCACTCCACTCATAGAACTCAAGGATCGTGTTCTCCTTGATATTAGTGATAGATGATTCGAACTCCGAAAATCGATACCCATATGCCACGACTCGGCCTACTGCTGGCCCACGTGGAAAACCGGCATGTCAGGGAAGCGGTGTGATTGCACCAACGTGCATGTCAGATCCACACTGTTGAAGATAAGATCCTCTTCAGCCTCCGCAACACGCGAGATATTCACGTGGCCTTGCGTGCGTGAGAACGTCAATGTATCAGCGAAAGCCGTCTTAAAAGCCTCAAAGGTCGGATAACGCGACGTATTCCGACTAACCATGAGCTCGACGACCATCTCAGCTGAAATGACCTTGTTTTCACATTTGCGCACGCCTTTCTTCCATGTTACCTTCTTCCACATTTGATACTGAGCATCAGCAATGTAGTTCTGGTCACCCACGGGACACGACTTCCAAGTGACGTGTCTTTGATCTCCTGCACCCTTCCGCGCGAGATACGCGTTGCCTACCAGGGTCCAACGAACTCTCTCGGGGCGTGTCGGCTGCACAAAGCAGAACTTGAACCACGCACACACAATGAGCACATTGAGAAGCACAATAACTGCCACACCCAACTCGAGATCCCAGATCAAACGAAGAAGAATGTAGCTCAGTGCCATCCCCAGTGATGAAGCAGCAGCAAACGAGAACATTTGCCACAACCACAACAGCATGAGTTGCAGAGCCGTGAGTTGAAGCCCGATGCTAACTTCTCGGAGCCCCAACACGGGACGAAGCTCGGTGTCTGGCACATCAATGACAACCGACTCAGACGAGCTTGAGCTTTGGCTTCCAACAGATTGACTCTCGTCATCATCCGCTGAACTCGTCCCACTAGAGGCCGGCGATGAACTCGGCTTTGTGGCTTCCACCGCTGGCGAGGCGGCAGGCATCGTCTGCTTTTGGACTTGCAGAACGGTTCGAACAGTGGCATCGCGAAGACGTTCTTCGTCCTCGTCACGCTTAGCCTTCCAGTCCATCTTCGCTTTCTTGGCACCACCCGGAACAGGGGCGTTTGTGCACTTTGATGCGATATGTCCGGTCTGACCACAGCGAAAACAAGTCTTCACATCTTGCTTTGCCTTCGGGCTACGGACCTCGTTGCGTGAAGCAGTTGCAGCTGCGTTCGCACTCGTGTCCTTTGCACTTGCCGCATTTACGGAGGGGCCTCCCGCGTCACGATTGTTATTCGCCGTAGCGAGCGGAGTTGGCGTGACGTATCCAACAGGAGATTCAGAGCTATTGCTGGCCATGATTCCTGAACA